TGTCTTGCCTACGACCACATCCTCAGTGCCCAGAAACTCGTTTTTCATCAGCTTCTTCATATCATCAGGCGTGACGGGAACCTTCTCAGAGAAGTGCTTAGACATCTCTCCGCACCACATGTGAAACAGAGAGTTCTGACTCAAAGATCTAGCTGTGGAATATGCTTCCAACTTCCAGGCGACAGGTCGCTCATAGTTCCAATCTTCAAGATGGCGGCGAAAAAACCGCAGGACGGTGTCAATGTCTTTGCGGTTGTTAATCATCCAGAACTGACCGTTCATGAGATGCCTTTCCAGTACTCATCAATCAAGTCTTCAAAGATAGCTTTTATCTCTTCCCACAATTTAGTTATCATCGTCCAACTCCAGAAAATCAAACGGGTGCATGCCTAGCTGCTTGGAGACTTTGTCCACCAGAGAAAGCTTCGCGTCTTCTCTATATCGCCATTGAGAGACCTGCTGTTTAGTGATACCAAGTTGGGAAGCGAGTTCCGTAGAACTCACCCCCTTGATCACTTGGCCCAATCTTAACGACTTACCAAAATTAAAACGGGACATCGTCATAAACTTCCTTGCCAGTGAGCGCAGGTCCAGACGTTTTAGGCTGACTAGGAACCCAAACATCGTTGATCTTGCCCTTCATGATGGGTTGGTTGCCAGAAGCATCCTGCCGCCACAAAGCGATGTCTAAAGTCTCGCCTTCCTTGATGTCTCTGTGAGCCACAACTTTGCCGGACAAGGTAGGTCCATTGGCTCTGTCGCTTTTCCACATTGAGACCTGTCCACGGTTATCGTATTGCATTAAATTCTCCCTATCAGAGTTAAGTTAGTTTCAAGATCTTCCAGCAATTTATCAATCGCCGCTGAAAGGTTAGCGATGTACTTATCATCACGATCTATTTTCATGATTAGGTTGGGTAAGTCAGGGTGATAGGACATAAACCAATAATCTGGTAAGTCCATCAGCATCATCGTTCCCTGAACTTGAGCGTAATACTCAGGTGGCATTTGGTTCTTGTTGTGAAAATCAATCAGATACTTCACATGCGTAGTGTGCATCGGACATTTGATCTCCAGTCCAGACAGATCCTGTATAAGCCGATCAGGGCTGCAACCAACTGTTTGATCGTCGTTGGTCACAAACCCGATCTCTCGGCAGATTAAATCGGTCTGGAAGCTAAATACGTTTGCAGCCTCCGGTTCTAAGTCACGCCCTCGCTTCATATGAAAGGTGTCAAAGCTATCAAATCGTTTGCCTGACATCTTCTCAGCAAGCAGTTCATGCATGTACTTCTCTGCACTGGCACTAGCCTTGCCTGTGGGAGTCAGAAGGTCTTTAAATCTACTGGCAGAGGGTACGCCTAGTCTGAGCGCGAACCACTCTTCTGAGCCTTGCTCTACGTTATGAATCCGCATAAACACCCCTCTTGTATAAGTAGTCTTCAAACCAATCAACATTCCCGTCAAGCCAAAACTCAAAATCAAGATGTGTTTCATTTTCGGCTGTTTGTTTAAGCACCATCCATCTTTTGTACGTTTTTACGCTGGTGCGCATTGAGCTTTCTGCCATTTTTTTTTGCCTGTAAAACCCGTCAATAGCTCCGGTACGCACATCTTGGATGTACCACCATGCATCGTGAGTGTCGCTCATTACTTAGCTTCCTTAGCCTGTATAGCTTTCTTCTGCTGAAGCTGCTTTTTGGCTTTCTCGTACTGGGCATCAGTAAGACTCTTGAGATTCTCTACGTTATAGACGTTAAGGAATGCTGACTTGTTGGAGTTGGTAGAACTTAACATGGCATCAAGATGCAAGACCTTCTGATCAGAGATGTCTTCTATGCCTAGATCTTGAGCGTCTGTGTCTTCGTCCGCACATACCGCCCACATTGATTGCGCTTGATACCTTTTAAGATAGGTAGCCATTGACCCCAAATCCTGAATAGGATTCTTAGACCTTTCTGATATCTTGAGACTTGCGGTTTGTCGTATCCACTCACCCGAACCATGCGATATCTGGCTAGAGACAGATACGCAACCGTCTTGAGCTTCTACTGCTTGAATAAATGACAGTCCATTAGCGGATGCCGCCGGACGGATACAACCAAGCACTGAGGTTAAATCAGCGTACTCATTCTTGAAGAATGTGTTCTTGGTGTTTTTGCCTGGATTGCGAATCTCTGACTGAGCTTTAGCTAAAGCTGTAGCGAGTTCGTTGATGTTTTCTGATTGTTCCATTCTCTTCTCCTTAGTTAAAACAGTTGCATAGTAAACTGTTTAGTTGAAGAAGTAAACAAAAAGAATAATCAGATTGGGAAAAAGATGTGATACACTACGATCTCTTCTCCCAGAGCTTCGGCTCATTTGGCCCGCTTCGGCGGGTCTTTTATTTGTAGGTCCAGATAACCGGAGTGGTTTGACGGATGTCTACATGAACGAAAGTCTTCGCAATACCTATCCCTGAGAAGCCTAATTCAAGAGCATTTGAAACGATAATGTAACGCTCGCGCCCGTTAGAAATAGCAATATCAGCGGCACACCCTTTTCCGTGTTGTCCTGGTCCATTCGGCTTTTTAATTTCGCGGCTATGACGAGGGCTTCTATAGCCACTAGTAACCCGAAAGCTAAAACCGCATTTCTCGCGCAGCGTATCCAATGCCGCAACGAATTCTTCTTTGATCCCATTTTCCCCCGTCTCCTGACAGTCAAATTCTTCTAGCGTAAAATATTTAAACATCACTTGTCTCTGTGAACTGAATTCTTCTTCTCGTAAGTCCTCATCGCACCAAGTCCAAGCATACCCATCAAGACGGGCATCATGGTCTCCAACGGCACGAGAGGTATGACGATATCGTATTCAAGCAGCGCAAGGGCAAAGTTAGCAAAGGGAATTGTGATGAAGTTCCCAAACATCCCAAATCCGCATGTCCAAGCGATAAATGGCCTCCAGCCAGAAACAAAAAGGCTCTTATGCGCCGCTTCAACCTTGTTGATCTCTAATTGAGCTTTAGAGATCTCATGAGCATGCTTCTGAGCCATGGTAGCGACATCATGGGCAAGCCTAGCTCTTTGGTCCTTGTCTGGAATAAACTTGTCCAGAAGACCTGTGATTGGGCCTATAAGTGATTCTATCATTTTCTGATCAACTCGTTAATAGCCTTCCATACCTCAACCATCTTCTGCTCAAGGACTTCTAGCCGATTAAGGATCTTGCCAATGGTCAGCACAAGTATGAATATGCCCGCAGCAATGGGCCAACTTGAGACGATCACTTCCCAAGTTTCCATTACTCGTCTCGCTTGACTATCTTCTGAACAGTGTCAGATTCCCAGATTCTGAGAGATAACCATACAATTGTAAAAAGGCTGGCAACACTAGGAAGCCAACCCGCCAATGTTGCCACAGTACCACCTACCGCCAGTGAATCCATTACCGTCTTAGCTTCCTCTTCCATAGTGTTATCCTTCCGCAGTGGTGTCAGCCACCGACTCTTTAAGTCTAGCGAAGAACGCTTCTCTTCCAACTTGAAGCTGCTCAACATTGAAACTTGCAGAACGGATTTTACGATCCAGGTCTGCAACGTGGTCTAGCAACAAACGACTCTCATCGCTCAAGTCTTCAAGCATATAAGATACATCATCAATTGAAATTTGTGCTGGCGCTGTTTTTTTCTCGGCCATTTTCATTTCCTTGTTTTAGTGAGTTGTTAACGTTTAAAAATTAGCATGATCATTCCCATGACCACGCCAAAACTTATTATAGCTGAAGAGAAAATTAAGCCGATAGTTTTTGCGAACTTAATGTTTTCGCGTCTGCGTATTTTTTTCAGTCTTAATTGCTTTTCATGTTCTATTCTTGATTCTTCGACTCTGCTCATGATTTCGCGGTAATCAGATCCAAGTCCGGCCATCAGCATTTGATCTTTTAGCGTTTGATTAAAATGCGCCAACTGTCGTTTAGCCATTTGGATCTGAGTAGATTCCTTCACGCTCAAGCGGCCAACGTATTTGCTTTCAACATCCTGAATAGCTTCGTTTGCTGTCGCATAGCGACCCATGACGCTGCTTAAATCTGTTGCGTGACCGCTTGCCTCTTTGAGTGCCCCAATCGCATCATTCAGCCCTTTTACGACAGATATAACTGTTGCGATTTCGGCAATCATGAGCTTGGATTACCAAGGTGTTCCAGAGGCTTGTGTTGGGTTCTTGTCTGCTTCAATCTTAGCCGCCAGTGATGCTT